ATGGAATAGAGAATGAGGTAGTTGAACCATTCCCTGTGTAAGTTATCTTTGATATTGTGGTTGTGACTGCCATAATCTTATAAGTAGTTAAATGTTAGTGGTTTTTCAATTCTAATTTAAGTCAAAAACAAAGTCGCTCATCTCCATCCATATGTTATCATCTGTTGGACTATTAAACATATACTCTTGACCTCTTTTTTCATACCATCTTTCTGTTCTTTCTAAAGTCTCAGGGTTTAAATGATCTGCTGCCATATTAAATATTGGATCTGTAATCATCGCCTTAATTAACGGGTGATTATTTCCGGGAGTCCAACTCTTTAAAAACTTAGCACCCTCCATTCCTACATCGCTAGCATCCACATCCTCAGAGAATATAGACTTTAATCCTTTAGATCCTAAGTTTAAAGCATCAAATGCAAGATTCATTGCCGGACCTCCTATATAATCTTCTGCTCTAACTTTATAATGGTCTGGTGAGAATGTAGAACTAAGAAGGTCTACAGCAAGTCCACCGCCACCTGATTTCAAGAAAGCGTCCCATAGTAATGATCCATCAACTTCCCTTGGAGTCCTTCCAGATATTACCTCTCTTGCTTGCATTGCCATCACCTGTATAGCTGTAGCCATTCCTATTGCAGATAATAAGTTTACAAATGAACCAACATCATGCCTGTGGTATTTGAATACTTTACTCATCATTGCCAATGGGAAAGTCTTATATTGAAATAGCATTTTAAGCATTACTGAAGGATATGAACCTTCAATTTGCTTTAAGTTAGCCATTCTCTTTTCTCTTACTCCCGGAGTAAGAATAGATGAATCCATTTGCTCACGAAGGAACCCTCCGTACTTTGCAGATAGATTGTTAATGTAATCCTCAACTTGCAGTTTACTGTCAGCCCACTTTAGACCTTTCTCTTTAAGGGTCTTTTGGACTAGATCAATATCCATGTCTTGAACCATATCTTGAGTCAAGTAAACGTCAAAACCTCTACCGTTTGCTGGTGTAATTAAGTCAGGATTGTCTCTGTCAATATGCTTTGCTGTTGACCTTATAATATCCCAATCATCAGCATTGATGCCTTGCTCCTTCATTGCTCTTAAAAGAACTTGAGCATTGCCCATTCCCTCTAAATCCTTCATTGAGTATTGAGAGTTAGCACCCATTCTTTTTATAGCACCCAAGATAAAGCTTTCACGCTGCCATTTATTCCACCAGTTCATACCGTTGACAGTGAAGAACTTATGTTGCAGTTTTGCCAATTTACTATTTTGACCCAAGTTATCTAGGTCAAACCTACTAACCATAGTATCCATCATGGCTTCAACCATAGCCATGTTATTCTCTAGCATCCTCTTGTCAGCAGCAGTTTTTATCTTAGATATTCCAAACATTGTTTTCATTGCTTGGCTTTGATCTACGTCTAATCGACTAAGACCTAATCTCTTAAATGAAATATCACTGGCAGATGTAAAAATCAATCCACCCATCTTAGCTAGGTTAGATACTTGCTTCAATACTTGAACAGTCTGCTGTAGCCACATTGGAGCTTGGTTAGGTCTAAAGCTTCTATCAACTACAGATAGTCCAGCTTCCATTTTGGTTCTAGCTTTCTCTATCTCGTTCTTTGTATTCTGCCTCTCTTTTCCTGCCATATCTTTAGAGGCATCAACAAGTTTATCTATCATGTTTCTAGGGTTAGTTCCTAGATTTCTATATATAGCTGTGGTTGCTGAAAGTTGTTCTATTTGATTCTTAATAGCAGTTAATGTTTCCTCTGATCCAAATAATTGATCATGCTCGTAGTCATCCTCTGCTCTTTTGAAATGTATTTTACGAGATACCTCTGACTTGGTAGCTAAGTTTCTTGAGTTGGCAATAGGATCTAAGCTATTAGCACCCTCTTCCATAATGGCATCAAACATAGCACCAAGCTTTATTTTAGCCTCTTCCCAAGTCATCTCACCTTTTCCTTCAAGCTCACCCATTCTTTTAAGGTCTAGCTTTCCTTTATACCAATCTATAAATCTCTCCTTATAGACCTTATGTAGCTCATCTGACTTCTGAATCCTGCCAAGTTTCTTATCTCCAAAATGATCTAATATTTTCTTTGAAGAATAAACTCTAGGAATAGCATGATCTTTAAGGAATGCCATTCTGCCACCAGCAAGATTATGTTCTCTAATTAGACCCTTAAATATCCCTTGGATTATATTATGAACCTCTATTGCATCCTTATCTTTAGACTGACCCCTAGCTGCTCTATAATACTCCTCAACATTACTCTCAGTGTCAAAGAACTTGGAATGCTTATCAGATAGCCCTTCAATAAGTTGCTTTTGGTACTTCCATTTAATATACTCAGATTGGTTGCTAATTCTGTAATCAGTGATATTTAATAAAGCTCTATACCTATCCTGATGTGGAACATCTGCTAATGCTCTAAGGTTTTGAGAAAGTATCTTTAGGTCTTGTATTGCATTAAGCTTACGGCTTGCATCAATAGTGAATGACTTCTCAGTATCCCCTACCCTAACCTGTAGTGTTACTGTGTCAGGAGTCTTTTCTAATTCAGACTTCCTAAGTGTATAATCATCAAGAACCTTCGCAGTTAGTTGAGCTTTAAGATCCCTTAATGACTCTCTTGCTTCTGCTCTCTCTGCTTCTGCTTGCTTAGGATCTATCTTAGCGTATCTTATGTCTTTGCTATATTGATTAAACCTTACCGATAATGGAATAATATTCCCTTCAGCATCATAAGTAATCGGTTCTGCTGACTTTATTCTTTCTGGAGAAAATACTACATATATTGATGGTAGCTCTTGATCATCTCCAAATTGATTTTCATTTTCCATATATAAAGTTATGGAATCAAAATCTCTTTTTACTCCTGTTTGAATACCTTTATCATCAAGTATTCCTTCTGATATTAATAAATTATTTAAAGCAGAATCCCACTCTCCTTTTCCATAATCTAAAACAACCTCTTCAATATTATTTCCCATTTTCAAGAAAACAGGCATTGTTTTGTCTCCAAAGTTTTTAGCTACATCTTCTATGTCAGTGAAAAAGTGAGCATCTTCAAGGTTATTTGCAACATCAGGAAAATTATTTCTACCTTCTTTATTAAAAACGGTAAACTTATTATTTGTTCCATGATAAACAACTCTTGGCATAAATCCAGAATGCCTTGCTGCATCCACTACCATTCTTTTAGCAGATTCAATATCTCCACTTTTTACTGCTTTTAAATACTCTTCATCAGAAACCTTAGCGTATCTTCTCTCTTCAGATTTACGCATCTTACGTAATTGCTCTTTGCGACCCCTAGCTTCTCTGACTGCATCAAGTTCACCACGCTGAGACTTAATCTGATCAACCTTTTTTAAAGCTTCCTCTCTTCTCTTTTCGGCAGCAGCAAGTTGCTTTTTGTATGCGCTTATCTTCTCATCAGATTCTTTTCTTTTCTCTGCTGCTCTAGTCTTTCTGGTTAGCTCATCAACCTTTTTGTCAGTAGCTTCTCTTCGTCTTTCTGCTTCAATCTGACGAGTTCCAAGTTCTGTATCTATCTTTGTTTCTTCTTCTGTAAATTCCTCCAATCTTCCAGCATTACTTAGAACGCTATCAAGCCTTTTCTCACGCATCTTGAGCATAGACTTGTAGATAATCTCATCTGCTGTGGTCATATCTCCATCTTCCACAGCTTTCCCTAATAGATTTCTCCAATCATTCTTTAGTGTTGCCATGATCTCAGGACTTACAGCACCAACATCAACTGCCCTATCTCCAAGCCACTCTTCAATTACAATATCCTCATTGTCATATTGAGATTTACTATAACCTTCATCAATCATCCTTTGCCTAGCAATATCTAGGTCTTTTTGATGACTTCTCTTTACCTGTTTAACTAATCGCTTCCACTTCTTTTTACTTTTGTAGAGTCTCTTCAGTCCATTATGAACCATAGCCTCTTCCGCAACCATTCTAGCAACACGCTCTTTTGAGTTTAGCAATACAGGATTTAAATAAATGGTATCATTGCCTCGGTCATACCATCCGATGTTATTACTATCTTCAGCCAATATCTCTATCTTGGTGCTAGGAAAGAACTCCCTAATAGTGTCAATTGCCACTTTAGTATAAACGATAGAGTCTTGAGTAGTCTTAGGCTTCTCTGCTTCTGGTTCTGTTTTAGCGTATCTATTTGTAGGAGTTTCAGGAGGTGTAGTCCTAACTGTCATATCAGCTTCAGGACTTACTTCTTTTATTTCTATTCCATCTGCTGCTAAATCATTATCAATAATTGGATTGGCTATTGAATCATCGCTAGCCTTGGAAGCTTCAGGAGTCGTGTAGTTTGTTACATCTACTTCTACTGACTCTCCTTCTGGTGTTCCAGCTTTTAACCCATTGTAATATTTTGCTTCTGCTGCTGCCAGTGAGCTATTAATTCTATTCTTAATAGACTCTTCTCTTTCAATCTTTTCGTGATACTCTCTCTCTTCCGGTGTTAGCTTCCTTCCATACTCAGCTTCTATTTTAGCAATAGCATCTCCAACATCAGCTTCAACTTCCATAGCTACAGATTTATAAACTGCCTCCGGATCATCTGATGCCATTACACCAGACATGTCTTTTCTACCATCAAGCTCAGTAAATGCAGCATATTTAGACTCAATTACTTGATGTATTTTATCTCTTGATAAATTAGATAAATCGTCAACATCACCTACAACACTTCTTAAACCAGCAATGGAAGTCCCTAGACCCATAGCAAATGCTGCATTTATTGCTGTATCCTTCCATGTATATTCTTCCCCAAGATAACTAGAAAGCATATGATGGAAAGGTTCTGCCGCTAACGACTCAACAGGAGATAGGACTGCTGCGGTTGCTATTGCCCTTGTCTTTGCGCTTTGAATTGATTTACCAATCATTCTAGCGTATTTCATAGAGCTTAGTCCACCTGTTATATATCCAAGTGTAAGCTCTCCAATATCTGTAGAGTTTCCTAGAAAGTTACCAGCAAAAATAGGAATATAATTAAACTTGCTTCTTTCTGTTGCTGCTTGAGCTATAGAGCCATACTCAAGCTCTTTCATTTTATTTTCCCATTTATATTTTGCAGCATCCTCACTTATGTCTGCATCAAACTGAAGTAGCCATTTGTCACCATCCTTAATACCATATGTATCATTGGCATCATCCTTTGACATTTTATCGCCCTTAGACTCATTAAATAAATCCTTATATTTAAGAACTCCTGCTCTAAATGCTTTATTTGCTATACCACCACGCTGACCCTCCGTAAATGAATCTTCAATCAAACCAGATGTAGACTGACCAAGACCTATCTTTGATAAATATAACCTAGCATCATCATATTGACCATGCTTATCATACTGTTTTAGAGCAATATCACTATTACTACTATAATCAAAGTCGTGAGTTGTTCTGGCTAGCGGAATAATCATATTACCAATTCTTTGATTCTTTGATGTAATTTACAATCTCTTTTGACTTTTTAAGCTTCATTTCTAAATTACCCATTCTCTGAGCATGGGTTCTAGCCATTCCCCTCCTGTTTATATCAAACTGTTGCAAATGACCTGTCTTTATTTTTATCAATTCTTGGTCATATGTTTTTAACTTTCTCTCCCTATTCCCATTTCTAGGAGTGTGAAAGAACTCATACGATTCATCCTCTTTAATGTACTTTATATCAATGCTTCCGGGATTATCTCTCATATATTCTAAGTCATCCCTGCTTAATATATTGGCTGCCATTTGGGGAATTGACAACATTGATTTCAATGTAGATGCGTTGCTTGAAACTGTTCCGGGATCTTTAATCTCTATTCTCTCACCTGTTGATTTACTGACAGTCTTAGATATTATTCCATAGGAAGTCTCATGCTCATCATAGAATAATGTATCTCTTGCTTTCTTAAAATCATCACTATTAGCCTTGTCTGCTCCCCTTTGACGAGCATACATATCAACTAATGAAACATACATATTTTGATATTGCTGATTATAAGAATCTTCCCTTCCAGCTACATATCTTGCGTCATCATTCTTAGTTTTAGAAAGATCACTTGCCGTAAATACTGCTGTCTGTTTGCCATATGTAGTCATGGCATTTCTTAACTCTTCAAAAGACTGTGAGTTTCCATCTATTCTCATTTCCATGAGTATAGGTATAGATTCTATTAAGTTCTTGGTTCTACCTTCTGGCGGGTTCTTTATATAATGCTGCGCTAAGTTTACATTAGCTTTTAACTCTTTTCCTTCATAGACATATCTAAACTCATTTATAGCATTATCTATCTCATTAATATCAGGAGATAGTATAGCATCCTCTAATTTTCCTACCCTAAATTCCGTTACCATAGACTTGTCACCATAGTAGCCTCGCCTATCGTTCATTCTAATAGCCATTCTCTCTTGGTTTAAGTCACCCCTTGTTATTGCATCAATATATTCATTCGCATATTCGCTTCTATAATTAACATAAGATGCAGGATCTTCTAGGTATTCTTTTTTCTCCTCATCTAGTGCCTCTTGGTAGGATTCTCTATCCTCTACTGGCAAGTCATTTAACGTTCCCTGAATCCAAGCTGAAGGGTCTTTGCCGGGATTGTTAATAATAAAGCTACCTAAATTAGACTTAGTTTCAGCAATGTGCCTTTTCTTTAGTAGGGACTTCTGACCTTCAAATCCTTTTTCTACGGCAGTATATACTCTCTTTAAATCCTCTGATGTTCCAGCATATAGCCCCGGAGTGTTTTTATATATATTATAAATCTCTTCTCTCTCTTCCGGTGTCTTTGCCTTTTGTATATCCTTCTCAAATAAGCCCTTATAATAAGCTGACTCCAAGACCTGCAATGCTTTGTTTTTAGAGTTTTTATCAAAATTATCTACGCTCTTTTTAGCAGATTCATATTTTTCTTCTGTTGGATTATTTATCAATTCATTCAAATCTTGAGATAATTTTAACTCTTTCTCTTTGCTTATTTCTAATCCCAACTGCCTAGCTTCTGTTGTAATCTCATTAGCAATCTGTTTTAACTTCTCTTTGATTTTAGGAAGTTTAGTAGGGTCATCCTGCCACTTCTTTAATACCCTATCTCTGCCCTCTGCTGTAGTAGCTGCTAATAGCTCTTGCTTAAATTCCTCTGAATCCTCAATGAACTCTATATTAACCATAGCATTATCTACGTGTGCATCAGGGAACATTTTAGCCATTTCCTCCAATGCCTGTCTTGCTTCCGGGGTAGGATTTAATTTATATGCAGATAATCCTCTTTGAAAGTCTATAATATTCTCATTATAGTAATCCAATTTGGCTTGTTTTAGATTTGTCTTTCCCCTACCTATAATTGCCTGAGCTTCAAGAACACCAATACTAGCAGAATAGTTCTTAGACTGCTCCCTCAAAATACTTAACTTATCATTAGTGTCAACATTGTCAGCAAGGTGTATAAGCTCTGATTTATCAAATTCCTTAATGGAATTTTTCATAGACTCTTGATAGACTGCCTCTGTTGCAAACTTATTTCTTGCTCCTTCTGCTAGTCTTTCTGACATAAACAATTGTGCCTCTTCAGAACTTTTCTTACCCTGAGCAACATCAGCAGATAATTTCTTTTGATATGTATCTGCTTCTGAAAAGAACTCTGCATTCATGGCTTTTGTAGCCTTTTGTGCAGTTTGCAATTCGCCCTTGTGTATTAGATTTTCGTAATCTGCCTCTAATTTCTTCCTTATTTTTTTATTTCCAGATTCCGTAAAAACACCTCTACTGTCTTGACTAAACTTCCTGTAGTTATTTAGAGCATCTCTATCATTAAAGCTTTCTGCCGCCTTTTCATGCTCTCTGATCATCAAGTCACGCTTTTCCCTGTACTCTTGGTCTAATCTTTGCACTACTGCTTTATTTACTACAGTAGCCACATTACCCAAAGCATTAGCCATAGCCTGATCTCCTGCTGCTTGATAGAAGTCGGATGCCTTAATATTACTAGACTTCTTAAAAGCCTGAGTCATGGCACGTTTCATTGCTGGCATTTGCGTTACACCGCTTACACCGCTTAATTGCTTAGATTCGTATGTTGGTATCTTTGCCATGATTTATTTACCCCACTGTTGGTTTGCTATACTTGCAACGGATGATGCGGTATTTAAGATAGTTGCATATCCTTGTGTTTTAGCAGCAGAAGCACCAGATTGACCTCCCATTTCAGCGACTTTTGCTCTCCACCTTAAATCTTCTGATTCTAGCTTAGATTGTCTTTTAGCTTCTTTTCTCTGGAATGCTAAATTCCATGCCTCATTCTCTCCTTGAAATTTTGTAATATCTGCTTGCGCTCTTAACTTATCTGCTTGACGTAGAGAGTTATAAGCATTGGCTTGTATCTCAGCTTCCATCTCCCTCTCGGTATCTATCATAACATCTCTAGTGCTACCGGAGATTGCTACACCGGATGCTCCTGCTGCTACTACCTGAGAACCATAAAATCTACGTTTGGCTTTACGTGATGCAGATTCATTTGCTGCACCTAGCCATTCTGTATAAGCTGCTTCTTTTCTGAGTTGTTGCTCATTGTAATTTGCTGCTAACTTACTTGCATCAATATTATATGCAAATGCTAGGTCATTAATGCGACCAGCCCTTAGTGCTTCGGCAGCATTCCATCTTAACCTTTTAGACTCCTCGTAGGCTGCTTGCTTTTGCGCTTTAGCTTGTTTCTTGGAAGAACTTGCTCCCATTGCTCCTGCGCCAACTGTTGCTGCTATTTGTGCTACTGCTAATTGCCAAGCCATTATAAATTACTCCTTATTTCATATGTTACATACAAAAGGTTAAGAGGGAAAGGTTTATCTTGCTGAATATACATTCCACCTTCTGTATTGTAGTCCATATTGGTTAGAACTGTCTTATCGCCTGTAAATAATGGAGGTGATAAGTCCATCCTATCATCCGACTCTCTAAATACAATATCATCTAAATTTGTAGTCTTTTCTCCAACCTGACATCCTAATGAGTTCCATACTCTTACAATTACCTTTGATACACGCTTTAAAGACCCTTGAGAACTGCCAATATCTCCCTGTAAATCCAAAGGTAATGTTTTACATGAAGCTGTATAACTATAACCTACAGATGCTTTTTCTACTGACTCATCTACAGTAATTTGACCACCTGATACTGTTTCATCTGGCAACTTTGCTCCATCACCAACAATAGATACTGTTTCACCTTCTAAGTGCCATAGACCAGAAATTGTAGTAGTAGCAGTTCCATCATACGACCTTCCGCTATCTAGGAAAAAGAAATCATCTTTATCTTGGTCATGGTCAGCCCACTCATCATCTGTAAAATATTCTATATACTGCTTAGTGCTACTGTTAATTGTCCTTCTGACTGCTATATATGTAATATCAGTTTGCTCTAAGGCACTTGGGACTGTTGTGATTGCATTGGCTTCAGCATTTGTAATTCTTGCCAAAGATCCAGTTCCCCAAGTAGGAGTGATATTAGTAGCAGTAAATTCAACACCAATAGTATTAGAACTAGCACCAACAGTAGTGAAGTCAGCCCCTCCGCTTGCAGACTTAATGATGTATGTTTCTCCCTCAATGAGTAGTCCACTGGACACCGTTTCGCTTTCGTATCTTCCACCAACATCATGATTATGAAATGCTATAAGTTTTTGTTCCTTGAGATATGTCATACCTACAAGTCTCCCCGACTCTAGCACATACCATATTACATTATCAGGTGATTGCCTATAAGATGTATATATTGCTCTAACACCTTGCCTTAATATGTGATTAGCAATTACACTAATCTCATGCGATTCATAGTTATCGGTGTCATAATTATACACCATTTCCATTATTTTACGTGTAGTTCTATCTACATATATTAAACTATTGGAAATTAAATATGGTTCTATGATTGAAGCACCGTAACCATTTTGACGAGAAACGTTCACATCAGAAGGGATAATAGCTGCACCTGATGATCTTACTGCATACTGACCTCCTTTAGTTCCTATGAATAAAATAGGACCTGATCTCATCCATTGGATAGAATTACTTTGTTCGGATGCTATTTGAAACCTAAGTCCGTTATTATCCAATACAGTAAGGTCAGTCCCAGTAGGCTCAAAATTGTTATAGTCATCGGTTTTGGATGCCCAAAATGTCGAAGGCTCAACAGAAGTTCCACCAAAAAATAAACGATTTTCATGGAATGTTACTGTGCCTGAGTAACCTGTAGTTTCTGACCATGCTCCTAATCTCCATACATTAGTTGCAGATGTGCTACCAAAGTCAGATTCTATATCTATAGTTACCTCTGTTGCGCTCACGTAACTAGCGACTTTAGCCCAACCTACAATTGGACTTGCAGCAGTGTGGTGTAATCTTACGTGTCTACCTACATCTGTAGAAACAAATGTATCGGCAGAAGCGGTTAAAGTTATTCCTGTTCCAGTAGTGGCAGCAGGTGTAAGTGTGGTATCTCCTGTATTCTCTGCACCGTATGGACCATCTTTATAATCCATTGTTGCGATACTCCATGCGGTATCGCTAGTCCTAGTAATCTTTCTTGGTGCGTAGCTCTCAGAGGCTACATAAAGGACATCATTAGTTTGTGCGAAAGTAAGACCCTCAATATCAGTTGTAGAATAAGGTGTTGTAAAAACAATATGCTTATTGCTAACACCACCTGTCGTGTAAGTGCTATATCCTGTTCCATCAAGAGCATTACCTGCTATATCGTATAATTCAAAATCATTAGGATTTGAGTTTGTTACTATAAACTCCCTATTGTTAATTTCAGTCATTCCACCGACACTAGAGATTGTAACTATATCGCCATCTGTATATCCATGAGATGTTGCAGTAACCACAACTGGATTTGCTTGAGTAGCACCAGTGATTGTAACATCACCCTCTTTTACAAAATCTTCGTTTTTTAGAATGCGTATTTTAGTATTAGTTAATTCTAATACATATGCTGTCTCATTATTAAATACAAATCTATGCAATCGGCATCCGTTAGTTTGATCTAAGACCTCGCCTATATATCTAGTTCCCGGTCTTTTAGAAATGCCACCTTGTTGACGAATCAAGAAATTACTTAATTCTTCCACCCCTTCTGCATATTGTTGTATATCAGTCCTACCTCTAAGAAGTGGGCTAATTTCACCAGAAGAGAAAGAGTTCTTGATTGTCTTGTTTCTCATTAGTTGACTTTTGGATATGTTGAAGGATAGCCACCTACTAATCTAGCATCTAGCCAATCTGTCCCTTCAAAAGTTAATCTTTTGAGTTGCTTATTGTTTCTTGAAATAGCTTTACGGAGAGTTCTTTCGTATATCTCTTCCATTCTATTAGCTGTCTGATTATCGTTAGTGATAATATATGCAATGTCTTTTGCTAAATATGCGCTAATAGCTTCTTGCACTAATGGATCAACTTTATTGTAATCATTAACAATATCGGCAACATATATGATATTAAGCTCTGTTCCTGAGTATAATATCTTATCACCTTCTAGTGCGTAGTCTGTGTCCTTGTATTGTGGCTCAACTGTAATAAGAGTTAAGCAATCTGAAGGTAATTGAAATTCATTTGTGTAAAAGAACTCAGGAGTATTAACTGTAGAGGCTAACGTTACCCGTTTTACGCTACCATTAAAAGGTGCTGAGTTTAATACTACTTGTCTAGCATTAGGCAATCGCTCATTACAAATACGGGCTGCCTTGCTATTTGTGTCTGTAATAGCATTGATTAAGTCTTGTCCTAACTTAATTAACGCTCCATTCGCTATACTTGTTGCACTTGCCATAATCTATAATGTAAGAAAAAGGGGCATAAAATACAAGTCTTATGCCCCTTTAACACCAGTTTAGTTAGAATCCTCTGTTAAAGGAAAATTATTCTTCAACATATTCAACAACTGCGGTAATATCTCCTAATTGCGCACCTGCAACTGTAGCAGTTTGTGTAAGTGCAATTCGTAGATTTACTCCGGGATCTTCTGGTAATCCAGCATCTTCCCATACGTAATTGTCGATAGCGTTGATATTTCTTGCTTCAAATGCAACCTCTACACCAGTAGTGTTAGCTGCTTGAAGAGTTGTAATCGCAGAAGCATAAGCATCTTCGTCAATCAACCCATCTGCTGCATAAGATGTAGCATTTGAATCAGTAAACTTAGTAGCTCCGTTGTAGATACCTACGTTTGGTGCTGTGTCTGTTCCTGAGTCAAGATCATCATTAAACAACTTAATGGATATGATTTTAGCATTTGATGGAACTTCAGCGACATAAACAATGTCACCATCTGCATCAAAGTCTGCTGCTGCAACTGATACGGTGTCAGCAAAGACACGTGATTTTGCATTGATAATACTTCTCTCTAAGCGTAAGCGTGGAGTTGCATCCATCAATGTAAGAGTAGCTGATTTTGTAGTAGCCATATTATTTTACCTCCTAATTATTATGATGGATCACATTTAATCTCAACGATCTTTTCTTCCCACATACGGACTGCACCAGCAGACATTTCGGCAAGAACTTGATAGTTGTAGAATTTGTGAGGAATTTGCTCAACCTTGGCTGAAATGTCAGAGGCTACAGCCATCTTAATTGCAGACTTAGGCATAACAATAACACGATCATAGCTAGAACCATCTTGACGAACTAGCTCTGTGCGACAGAACTCCATGCCAAGGAAAGTGTTTAGCTGACCACCAACTAGAGCTTTAACAGTGTTATAGTCACTAGAAGTCATCTCAGTAGTTTGCAATAAGCTATTTTTAGCTTTAGCATTTAAGATACATACTAGTGGCTCACCTTCCATGATAGCTTCATTAGATTCAAGAATCCGTAGAGCTTCACGAAGTTTAGCAATAGTTAAGTGAGAATTAGCAGCAGTTCCAGACTCAACATAGTTAACAGCAATAGTTTGATTTGTTCCGGCAGTAGCCCAAGTAATTGCTGATGAACCAGTTTTTCCGCTATAAGCAGTTCCTAAAGCAGCATCAAGGATGATCTCATCCATTTTGCGACCTAAAGCATATACTGCTGTGCGAACATATTCACTAGTTGGGTCAATTAACATACGAAGTTTATCTTCCTTGTCGATCATATCGGCATGGTAGAAATCTTCAAATGTTACACGTCTACGAGAATGTGGTGTATCGCTATATGATACATCGCCATGACGTGCGCCTTTTAATTTAGCTGCAACAGTTCCAATGCGGTCAAAGTATTTATATTCAGCACCCATTGGATCTTCGGTTACGTATTTACGTAAACGTGATCCCATTTGCTGGAATTGTAACTCGACATTCGCAGAATACTGTTGAGCGAACGAAGTTGTAACTTGATTACTCATTTTTATATATCCTGATTAAATTATATTTACTGGTTTGTAGCTTGCTATCCTCCGTTTGCCGAAGAATGCTACCCCAATGACAGGACAATCTTGAGTTGGCTCACATATATAGTGAGGACAAGTCTAATTGAGAATAAAATGAGATTGAGAATGAATGTCAAATAAAAAAGGGGCATTTAGCCCCTCTCTATTAATATGCTGCTTGATGCAATTTACTCCATCTCTCTAATGCTGCCTTATGTCCGGGATGTCCAGCATCCAATAAAGCACCTTGGAAATTTCCATCTAATTTCAACTGGTCAATCTCTGATCTAGCTACAATATCGCTAGTCATTGTATTAGATTGCAGATTAGATTTAAATTCTGTATCATCCATCATCTTATTACCCATCTTGCTCATAATGTCTAAGAAATCTGGATCATTTCCGAATTTTTCATTGAGTCTATCAAATGCATCTGCATCTGCTGTTTCTCTTAATGCTGTGGCAGCTAGGCGTTGATTCATCTCAAAGTTATCACCCCACCGCTTTGCAAGTTCTTCTTTAGCAGCAGCTTCATTGGTTTCAAATTTCTGATTAATTTGATCTGCCATATTTAGCTCTCTTTGAGCCAAGGTCTGCATAATATCTGATGCCTGTTTCTGAGAAATCCCTGTTTTATGGAATGATTCAAATAGCGTTTTTTGGTCATTTTCTGAAAACTGGAATCCATCAACTGATGGTGCTTGGTATCCTTCAATTGTTTCTGGTCTGCCTGTTTTATTATAGAACTCATTCCAATTCTGCTCATTCCAATTCTCTTGTGGTAATTCAACCTTTGGTTTACCCATAACCTTTTCAAGATTAACAACTTGCTTTGCTAAGTCATTAACTGACTGTGCATTAGCAACGGTTTGGGATGACATATATTCTTGTTGAATTTCACTTCTGAAGTCTGTTATTGGTGGTGCAGATTCTAAGATAGTCTTAGATGGCTCTGCTGCCATTGGTGCTTCAGGTGTTGATTCCGATACTGGTGTTGGTGCTTCTTCCATTTTCCTTACCTATTCTGGTTTTTAGATTATTTCTTTTGTTCTCATAGAAACGCTCAATCTCCATCTCGGACATTTTAGCAATCTCTTTGATCTTCAAAACTATTTGTCTATTTCCTTCGTTTATAGATGTCCCATGTGGATCACCATGAACGTAGGTTGATTTATTCCAGAAGCCAATCCTCTCCAAGAAACGCATAGCAGCTTTACTGTTACGTCCCTTGAAGAGTGATCTAATTGCTTTGGATTCTTCTTCTAACTGGTTATATTCTTCTAGCTTTTCTTCTAACGTCATACTGGTGTGTTGGCTGAAATCTGTCTAGCCTGAGCCATATCCTTTACGGCTCTGGCTTCTAGTGGAGCATTATCTACTCCCTGTTGTCTAGCCTCCATCTCTGCTTTGTCTTGTCGGATCTTATTAATTTCATCAGGTGTTCTAGTAACATCCACTGGAACATCCATCCATACCGCTTGAGATTGGGCTATAACATCTACATCAATTGCATCTAAGACTTCTGGACTCATTTGAGCTAATAGTCCTAGTGATTCAATGTATCTTTGGGTAGTTAGAGCTTTTGCCCCTTGTTGAGCTTTAGCTGCTGGTGACGTATATTTAACTTCAAGGTCTAAGCCCTGTAACTCTTCAGGAGGTTCTGGAATACGACCATTTCTCGCCATTAACTCGAAAGTTCTATCTAGGATAGGACCATATAACTCGACTTGTAAACGAGCCAACATTGGACTCATCATAGCCAGCATTTCATTTCGATCATCGCTAATCTCATATGCTGTTTGTCTTTCATTCTTTCGTTGACGCATAAGCTTATCAACATGGAATGCTTTCATTATTTGATCTCTATATCGGTCTAGTATATCAATACCAATATCTAACCTAGCTCCACTATTGACCGGAGTAATAGGTGCTGACCCCGGTTCTTTCCAAATGATCGACCCTGCACCAGTAGCTACGTCACCGATAACAGAGTCGTCCTCAATCTCAACTGAGGGATTGACTACTTGTTCTGCCTTTTGAATCATGGTCATAGCCATTTTATTGACCATACGGACATCATGAAGGGCTGTGCGTCCGGGTGAACGACCATATACTTCACCTGCTAGTTTTGTCCAACGTGGCACATGATATGGAAAATCATCAAATCCACCTTGATCTAATAGACCTCCATTAGAAGTGACTCCATCATCTAGCTCGGTGCAAAACCAGTAGCTTACAAAATTCTTATTTGTCTTATGCTTTTTTCCAAATTTGTCCTTAGATGGGAATACCGCATGAACAATTTTTAATTTATCATGTGGTCTGCGGAGTTTCATTTTCTCCATCTTCTGCGCTTCTGGAAACTGTTGAATAACCTGCCTAGCAGTCATTTCAAATTTACGATAAATCGTATCTACGTGACCCAAATAATTCTCTCTAATATAACATTGAGCTAACGGTAAAGCTCTAAAGATTATATTATTCTGTTTTTGGTCATACTCACTGTAAACAATAGCAGTTCCTAGCGCACCCAAGTCAAGATACGCTTCATGCATTGCTTGATTGAATCCAACAGTAGGTTTCGCAAACTCACGATATACAATATCACTAACACCTTCAAGCCATCCACGAATTGATTCTTCTTTTAAAAGTTCTTCATCATCAATAGATAATGTAAACCATCTATCTGTTGGTGATGTATTATATGTGTGCAATCCAGCAGCGAATTGCTCTAATGCCCATAATGCTGTTCCATCATAGATTTCATAATGACGACTTTCGCCACGAACCAACTCTCTAAGAAAGTCACTAGTCCCCGGTCTAATAAAACGGACTACATCTTGAAGGTCTTGATCCCATAAACCACGATCACCCTCAAGAGTGCCAAGGTCAGTCTTTAAAAATTCTATGATTCTATCCATCTTAGTAACCTGATCCTAATTTACTTTTTTTAGGTTTCGTATCTTCATCCTTTTTGGTGAGCATCGTTCTTTCTGTAGAAGCCTTTCTAGCTCTAGTAGGTGCTGATCTTTTCTTACCTGTTGATAGTAAAGTAGATGCGTAACCTTGATTCTGTGCTGCTGCTCTTACATTACTTGGACCTTCAGTTACAGCAGATGGTTGCTCTGCTTTCATTGGAGTCTGTTTAAATGTAGGCTTTGGTTGCTCTGGTTTTTTGTATCCGGCAGAAAATGCCTGAATAGCCTTGGCAATTTCGTAGTCGGCTTTTACTACATCTGCACCACCGCCAGAACCTTCTCTCATTCTGAGTTCTAAATCTCCATAAGGATTCTGAGATTTGTCTGTAAAATATGACTGAAGCTCAACTATGTCTTTAGCCCCTGTCTTTGCCATTGCGTGCTCTGTCTCAGCCCATAAATCAACTCTAGCTCTATCTGCTGGTCTTAGCTCTCCATACTTTTTAGGACCAGCAAGTCCTGTTATATAAGGCAATCTTCCCTGTCTAATATCCTGTCCTTTTCCCATAATATTCTCAATCTAGTCTCAATAACTCATTTGTCAAGTCTTTGGGACTCAACTGAGTCTCAATAGTCAAGCAAAAAAAATCATCTATATAGATAATCATTTACATTTTTAACTACCCGTTGTCTTTTCTTTTCGGTTTCCTTGTCTCGGTATCTTCTTACACTTTGACACATATATCTAAAAGCATCGGCACTATCAGCTGCCCA